AAATGAATACGAGCCTGTGTCTATAAAACTTGTTACATCAGCGCTATCAACACCTTCACTTACTAAACCAGCATATTCATTACCAGTTTCTTTAATTATATCTTTTAAAAAATTACTCATATTCAATTCACTCCTATTGTTTGTAATATAACACAATTATTTAATTTTGTCAATGTTCTTTCCATATATATTAAGATTTATTATACACCTCACATTATTAGAGGGTTGTTCAGCAGTATGCCAATTTAGACCATTGAATACTACGACTCGACCTTGTTTTGGTGTTACTCTTTTCAACTCTTTCACATCTTCAAAATATGGTATATCATCTTTATTTTTACTTCGATAGTTATATATAATGGTATCACCATCACTATCCGTCACATAATACAAAAAGACTAAATGTGGTTCCGTTCTATCTAAATGAGGTGTATCAATGCCTTCACCTAAAAATTGTTTGTTTAATGGAAGTTGTAAAAATGATCTTGCCTCTAGTAATTCAGGTTCTTTTAATTTAATCTTCTTTGCTGTATTTGTAACTATGTTTTGTATATAATCACTTAATGCGTGTTTATCTTCAAATAGTATTTTAAAACCTGGTCTTCTTTGATGTAAATTATCTTCTAAAGATACATCTTCAATAAATGACCACTGCGATTGTTCTAACAAATATTTTCTAATAATCTCTTGTTCAAATTCATTTATAATATTATCAAATACTTTAATCATTCTCTAAATCTTCATCAGGAATACCAGGAATTTTTGGCATATGTGCTGGTCCTTCCCATTCAAATCTTAAAGAAGGATCTTCAGGCACCCAATCTTTTCTTGGATTTTCATAATCTTCTGACTTCACTCTTGTCCATAATAAATTTTTCATCTCATTCAAATCAACCATACCAAAATCATTATAGACTCTTCCTTCAAATCTATCAGCCATTCTATGTACAATTTCTTTGTTATATTGTACTTTTCTTTGATAGTCCCAATATTCTTTTAAGTCTTTATATGATTGCTTTGTAATCGCCATCATATATTTATTTCTTCAGAGCAATGGCGCCAATGAAATTAAAGTTCTGCCAGAAGTTATGTACTTCAAAACCAGCGTTTGTAAACATATCATAGATTTCTGTTTTAGTATTTAACTTCATCATATGCCTTAACTGTACCTCTTTATCTAATATCTCTTTATCATTAAAATGTTTTCTTTTAAAATCATAATAAGTAAAGGTCATCATATCTTGTATTCTAGGATTACAACTAAAAGTTTTTTCACTAAAGATAAATGCGCCACCTGTATTTAAACCATCGGCAACTTTATTAATTACATCTTGTCTATCTTTTGGTGACATAAACTGTAAAGTAAATATGGAAGTTACTAGTGAACAATTTTGAAAATTAAAATCTCTTACATCACCTCTGTAGTAACTTAAATTTTGATACTTTTCTTCGTCCATATTATAATCACCATAGAAATCATCTTCTATTTCTATACCAGTGTATTGTGCGTGAGGTATATGTTCGTTATTTTGTTCGATCATACCTTTTAATAGTTTACCTGTTGAACAACCAATGTCAACAACTTGGGTATAATCTTCTACAAAGTATTTTGATAAAGAAAGTATATCACTCCATAAGTGACTATACCCTCTAACAGAAGTATCTATATGATTATCAAAACCTTCTTCTGATGTGGCAAATGTAAATTTAGTCATTATTTAACTCCTTATATGGTTTCAATACTTTATTATATACACTTTCAGCAAGTGCTTTCATCATAAGAGGTGGTACCATACGACCAATTCTTTCTGATCTTTGTTTATGTTCACCTGTTAATTTAAAGTCTTCAGGTAGTGACATAATTCTTTTTAACTCTTTAATAGTAAACTTTCTATCTTCTAATGGGTGACAAGTACCAGCAACACCAGCAAGATTACCCATCGCAGTAATTGTTGGACAAGGTTTTCTTAAACTACTTCTTTTTAAATTAAAGTGATGACCTTTCTCGTGGTAATCCATACCTGTTAATACTTTGTCAGGATCTTTAGGCATCTTCATTAATGTTTTACCAACAGCTTTATCTGGTCCAATTTTTTCAAACAAATATTTCAATTCTTCTTCATTATCATTAACTACATCATTAATGGCTTCACCAAGTGTAGTTCTAGTATCATTTTTATCTGGATACAGTTGATACATTGTCATAAAGTTTAAACCAATCTTCTCTGCTACATCTTCTCTAACTGCGATAAAGAAAGTTCTTTTACGAGATTGTGGAACACCAAAGTAACTTGCGTCTAACACATCAGCGACTACAAGATAACCAATCTCCTCAAATGTATTTTGTATTCTATGGAAGTATTCTTTTGCTTCACCCATAGTTAAACCTTCAACATTTTCTCCAATAATAACTTTTGGTTTTAGTTCATCTGCTATTCTTAAAAACTCAAAAAATAAATCTTCAACATTTTCTACACCTTTGATGTCACTATATTGTTTTGTTTTACCAAACGCATCTGCGTGAGTTCTACCTTTACCGTGTGATACTGAACCAGCCATACTAAACGCTGAACACGGTGGCGAACCATCTAATAAATCAAGTTCACCTGGTTTTAATCCAGTATTAATCATAAAATCTTTTCCAGTTAGTTTTTTAATGTCGCCTGGTATAATAAGTGTATCTGGATAGTTTTCTCTATATGTATTTTGAGCTTCTGGTACAAATTCGTTTATCGCAAGTATCTTACCACCTGCCAATCTATAACCTGTTGATGAACCACCACCACCAGCAAAAGTTGATAATACATTAAAGAGTGCTCTTTTCTCACTTTCTAATGTATCTTTTAATGTATATCTTTTATAATTGTTCATTGTTCCAAATTACTAATAGTCCTATAATAAATACGTATATTAATATAACATAAAATATAGATAATGTCAAGTCCCAAATCATACTTCATTACCCCAACTATCCCAACCATCTCGTTTTCTACGAGCAAAGAGTTCTATGTAAGGTCCATTTAACATCTTTTCTATATGATTGTAAACTATATCTGGTTTTCTACTATGTTCCTGTCTTTCACTTACAACTAATTGTGGTATACTTTTATTTAGCCGTTTTGGTTTTCCACGTGTTGCCAATAGACACATTTCTGGATTACCTCTAGTCCAATAACCTAAACCTGTAAAGAACCCCATAGTTTTACGATTCGTTTTTGCCCAAGTAAACCCTACTGTCTTATATTTAAAACCCCAGGCTTCAATCACTTCAAATGCTCTATCTAAAAGTGGATCAACAACCCACATTAAAAGGACTGCATCGTCCTGAGCAAGGTTGCTAACAGGTAAATTAATAATGTCAGTGATAGACATACAAGAATAATGTTTTTCAGGACTTCTATCCTTGCCTTTGTTACTATACGTTTTAAAAGTCCACGGTGGATCTGCATATATTACTCCATATTTGTTGTTTGTATTAAAGTCCATACGATAATAGTAAGTATCTAAAAAGTAAAACTATAATTAGAAACCTAGGTATACTCCAATTTGTTTTTACCGCAAGTATTGCGCCAGTCGCAAAACCCCAATGTAAAGTTATTAGTAATAAAAATAAACTTGTTATCATTCAAAAAAACTTTCTAAACTAGCCTTCTTTTCATATGACCAACCAATAGAGTTTAATATAAAACTCATTGGATCTAAAAATGTTTTTTGGAATTGTACTTCATAATCAATATACTTGTCTAAATTAAACTCTTTTGGAAGTTTTGTAACATAACTTATTACATCAAACTTAAATGGATTTGCTTCGATTAGTTTAATAAACTTAATCTTATCGCCTTCTTGTATCAATGGATACTTTCTACTTAATTTAAATTCTCTTATTTGATGATTGTAAATCAAAGCGCCTTTCACGTGTATTGGTGTACCTTTAATAAAAATATTATTACTATGTTTATATTTAGCAAGATTGTTACAAGACCTTGGAAAAGATATTTGTTCTGCTGACATATTGTAAAACTCATCTTTAAATTTAGAAACAAATTTTTGTAATGTGTCTTCATCTTTTGTCATAATAAGTTTGATTGCTTCTTTAATTTTACCTCTACAAACTTCAGGCGTTGATGACTTCACAGCCTCGATACCCATAATCTTCAGTTTAGGTTCTTCAAATGTAATGCCTTCTTCATCTAATACATTTAACATATATCTTTTTTTCGCAGTCCATATACCTTTGTCAGCAATGACTTCTCGTTTCATTTTCATTTTCTGACCAATGGCATTTGTGTAATCAGCAAGTTCTGCGAAACACTTATCAATAAATGGTTCTATTCTACCATTGACAACTTTGTTAATAAAGTTTAAAGTCTGTTCTCTAGTTTTATCTTTACATACTTGTTGAACAAGTTTATCTAATGAGAGATAAATTGAATCTGTATCTGATGCCACAATATAATCAATCTTATCGTGTGTCTTTAATATTTTATTCATATACTCATTTACATTCTTTTCAATAAACCGAATTACAAACTGACCAGATGATGTTATTGCCGTTGCTTGTCTTACATCATAGTATCTAAAATATTGATTGCCAATTGCGCCATAAGCCGAGTTAAGAGCAATCTTCTTCGCCCATTGTATATTATGACAACGAGATATTTCTTTTGTAAGTTTAGGGTCTTTTGTTTTTTGGTATTCTTGTTTTGCTTGAAACTCTAATGTTTTAAACTTAACTCTATCGTTGTACATACTTTCCATAAGTCTAGGTAGAAACCCAGGACTATCTGTTTTAAACATTGCACCATTTGGCGTAATACAAGCGCCTTCAGTTTTTAAGTGTGTTAATGGTGTCGCATGACTTA